ATTACTAGGATTCTTACCATCAATAGAACCTTTATTATAAACTACAGTTTCATATTGTAAACCCATTTGCATTTGCATAGTACCATTACCCTGAGAGTAGTCATAGGTATCATGAGAAAAGGAAGATATCATAGGGTTTATTAAAGTATAAGCATAATAACGATGTTGGTCAAATCCAAATACTTGTATATTTTTAAAAAATGGTATTTTTCTACCTTCTGGATCAGCAGTAGTTCCTTGATAACCCCAATATTGATTAGTAGTAGCTTCGTTATCATATTGAGTTCTAAGATTATAGTCAGCACCATTTGCCGCTGCTGCTACGCCACCACCAACATTAGTTTTAAGTGCGTTATTTCCTCTTTTTCCACCAAATGCTACTTGAGGATTTTGACCATCACCATAATAGTAAGTATAATATGCATACCAAAGTGATCTTATCTGATCACCTGAATCATCGTGGAAAGTAATATCTACCTGATCATAATTGATTTTAGTTTGAACCAATCTTTTGCGATTGTATTGATTCATTGTTTGTACAGCAAAACTATAAGATGGTAATTTAACTGATTTGACTGCCAATCCAAAATTAGCACCAGTTGATAAATTCTCTGCGTAAGCTTCTGGATTTATTTCAAAATATACATGAAATAAAAACTTTAATTTAGGAGCATATTGATAGTTATTTGTCCTAAATGTTTTTGATGCGTGAGTGTAATCTCTAAGGTAATCGCTGCCGAAGGTTGCTCCGGCAGCGTCTTTGAGAAGATTTTGTACGAATCCTGCCATAAATTATGTAGCAGCACCAATACCTGTTGCTGATGCACCACCCAATATTCTTCCAATTGGTGCGCCGACACCTGAACTCAATGGAGACTGTATAGCGTTATCGTATGCTATAGTCAATGCTATTGTTACAGCTTCACTTGTAGCATAATTTAATGCATTGTAAGTAGCACCTTTAATATAGCATCCATATAATTCCCAAGTTTCTAGTACACCAGGAACATAAGCACCGTTTCCACCGTCTAGAATTTCAATATTTGTTTGAAACTTATAATCTTGACCTGTAGCTGCTGAAGCCTGTTCAACGAAATCCAATTGCTTTTGCAACTGTTGACCAACAGCCTTAGATACTGTACCTGATGCATCATCTCTGACATTGCAAGTAAAATCACTCCAACTATGTTTGCCGGCAAGCTTAATAGTTGAATTGTATACTGCTAAATTAATATCAGCAAATGTTATAGCAGGACGACTACAATCTATAACTTGTTTTGTTAGATTTAACCCACCATTTGCATCTACGCCAAAATTTAAAAAATTTACTCTAAATCTAAACTGTAGTTTAGGCATTAACAAGCCTTGATTGCCTCCAGCATTATCGCTGGCTACCGTCATATTAAAAAGTGATTGTGAGGCTGTTGCCATTTTAAATATCTCCTGTAATTCTATTTATCATAATTATAGATTGGCTATTTCACCAGTGTTTAGAATACGAACTGGTACATAGATGAATTCAGCAGCCTTGACTGGTTCAATCGCAACATCTATCCACAATTCATTTCTATCTATTCTAGCAGGTGTGTTGTTACTTTCATCACATACAACCAAGTAGTCATATATACCACGCTTGGCTACTAAGTCAATCATCAACGACTCAACCACACCAGAAATTTGCTGTCTTGTTAAAGCATCATTAGGTTCGAATACGAACGGTCTTGTTGCTAATGTCAACTGTCTACGGATATATGCAATCAATCTAGCAACATTAACTCTATCAAGGGCACTAGATGAGTTGAAACTTGTCTTATTACCATAGTTCAACAATCCATTACCAGTAAAGAATACTAATGGGTTGATGAAATTGATGTATAGTACATCTCTAATACCAAGACGAGTTTTGATTGTAACGAATTCGTTAGTAGTTGCATCTAAGTAACCAATATTTGTTGCGTTATCAATAATACCACGACGAGTACCAGCTGGTGCAAACCAAGGATAAGCCACTGCATCGTTGCGTAAGAATGTTCTTAGCATCATATGTGATGGGGGAATAGCAACGATATTACCACTTAGGTCAGATGTTAATCCACTTGGATAGAATAGACCTAAATAAGTATTTCTAGTTACACATCCTTCTTCACCTGTAGATTCTGCACCTGCGGCATTTGTTGCCCAAGCTTGGATTGCTGTAGCGGAATCAGGTAGTCTCATTGGAGTATCACCAATGATGTAACCAGTTTCACCACGATCGGTATTCAACACAACCATATTAGGTTGTAGTTCAGGATAATAAGGACATGCTATCATATTAAAGTAATTATCTTCATCTCTGATATCGGTATTAGTATCAACAACTGATCTTAAAGATTCAACTACCATGATTCTCTGAGCCTTCCTACCCATATATGGACTACCATTTGGCTGATTACCACTAGCTGTTACCCAAGCACTTTGTACTGTTGGTAAAGTTTGATCAGGGAAATTAGTTGCATTGAAGTAATTAGCGTTATATTGTTTTACATTGTAACCTGAACGGCGTGTGTTAAACAACAACATACCAGTTGGATATAAAGCTGAATCTGGTGCATCTAAGTCTAGATAATTACTTGTCAATAAGCTAGTAATTGTTGGGATCGGATCATCAATTGGATTTGTATTACCATTAGTCGCCCAACGAGCATCTTGGAATAGAACACCAGTCGAACCTGTTTGATTGGTATTATCAAGTAAAACCCATTTATCTTCATAAGCCCCGCCATTATTGACTGATTGCCAACGATAGATAACCGGATATAATTCTAAATCACCAGTATCAATCCAAAGATCACCATAAGCTAATGCAGTTCCATCGCTTTGTGTTGTAGGTTCTGTTGCAGATATGATTGGGCCATTTGGATCTGTGGTGTTAGTACCTGATGTTGGGAAACCATTCAAGTCATAGTTAGTATTTCTATATCCTTTCCATCTTGAACCAGTTGTAATATCAACTGAGCCAGTATTAATCATGATATCTACCTGATCAATAACGCTGTAGAACCAATTTGTCAAATTAGGAGGAGCAATTGTTGGTGCGCCCTCGTTAGAGATATAAGTAAATACTCTCCAATTACTTAATTGAACAGTATATAAGTTTAACGGGGAACCTTCAACAAATGTTACTGCTGTTACTTCACCACCACTAACAGCAGTGATTTCAACTGTTAAATCGTTAGCTGTGCTGCTTCCACCTAAATCTACACCAGAGAAAGTAACTGTGTCACCAACTACATAATCAACACCGCCGTCTACGATTCCAAGAGGATCGACATAATAAGTACCATAAGATGATGATACTGTTATGATTAATCCAGTTCCAGATGCAGAAGTTGTGTCATACGGTGTTACCTCAAATGTACTCATTGCAGATGGACCATATTTACATCCATCTGTAGTTCCAGCAACTAGACCAGCTGTTGCACATAAACCATTCGAATGGCCTGATCCTGATGCTACAGTTCCTACAGTAAATGTAAGATCGTTAGCTGGTGTTGCACCACCTAAAGAAGTACCTAATATTTTAACTGTGTCACCAACTGAATAACCACTGCCTGGAGTAGTGATAGTTATTGTAGTATTGCTAGAGTTATAGACAGTTAAAGCACCGGTTTTTACTACTGTTGCTATAGCACCTGTACCAGTACCAGAATTAGTAACGACTGTGACCCCGGTATAAGTACCTGTACCTGCTATACTTGTACCTGTAATAGAAGTAGTATTATCAGTTAAGAATTGTCCATTATCTACACCATCTGCAATAGTATCGTCAATGATAATCTCACCACCTTCAGTATGAGTGATTTGTATTGCTCCATCTGTGGTAAGCGCACAAGTAGTATAATCGATACCTGCTGCTGCCCATGCAGTCACAAAATCAGTAGCATCGGAATTATCGCTTACGCTTAATGTATATGCTGATGATAGTGATGTACTTCCAGGAATCGAAACATATACACTTGCTGTATAAGGTCCTGAATTAAATACAGGATCAGTTACCGTACCTGTTATAACTGTTGGACCTGTAGCGATTCTTTCCCAAAAGTAAACTGGACCGCCGGTGTATTCACCATTAAAGTTATATTGTCCATACACTGTTCCTGCAGGAATAAGTTGTCCACCAGTAGCATCTAAGCTAGGAGTTGCTGTCCAATCAGATTCAGCTAATGTAACAGTTTTAGCTCTCCATGAGGCTGACAATGTACTATATTGTGATATTGCTGGAGTCAATCCAAGTCCTGCTGAACCAACTTTCAAGAATACAGAACCAGTTGGTCTAGGATAAGTTTGACTTGCATACCATAATGGCTGTTGTGCTGCTGTTCCCCATACGAACCCAGGCTGATAGTATGGTATAGGATCATCATTAGCGTCCAAATACTCAATACCGATCTCGGCTAATACATCTACTCCTGAAACAAAATCAAATGATACAAATCTAGGAGCATTTTCCATTCCTAATACTGCATCACCTACTTGACTAGAAAACACACATAGCTTACCACTTCTAACTGCGGCTGATAAGAATCCCCAACCTAATTGATTTATTGTTGTAGCTACATCTTCTACCATATCTCCTGATGTTACAGAGATTGATGCTGTATTTGTTATTGTGGTATCTTCACCTAAAGAGATACTGAATACACCTGTACTTAATGTTGGATTAGAACTAGTTGCTTGTACTGTAGGTGTATCTTCATACCAACCTTGACTACCAATTTCTACCCAAAGATTATTTGTAGTTTTGTAAAAGTATTGATTGGCAGTTGTTGCTGAAGGATAAGCAGTGATTTGAATAGCGTTAACAGCATATCCACCAATGTTGCCTAAACTGGATATCGGGACGCCACCTGAAATATAACTAGGTTCTGTGATTACGATAGGAACTTGCTGTGTGAATAATCCAGTTGTTGCATTGAATTGGAAGATACCCCAAGTTGAAGTACTTGTATCTAACCACCATGTACCGTTATCTGGAGCACCAACTGGTCTGCCTGTTTGACCAATCAAACTAGCAAGATCAATGGCTGCTCTTAATACATAACAACGATTTGATGCACCTAATACAGAATAGGCTGCTAATAAACCATATTCATTAAGTTCATAACCTTGAATCGGAGTACCATTTGTCGTAGTATAGAAAAATGGGGTACCATATAAACTAACCAAATCTCGTTGACTAGTAACTTGATATAACTTACCTGCATTTGCTAGGGTAGTCGCTGGTGCTACACCAAGGCCAGCTGGATCAGCTTTGTTTTGTGCAGTAGCTAATACTACTAACGGAACGGAATTTGTTGGAGCAGGAAGATATTGACTCTGATCAATAATAGTTACTTCTACGCCGGGTGATGTTAGTGCCATTTTTCTTTTTCCTTATTGTAAAATTATGAGGTTTACTACCTAATAAAATGTCTACTATTATTTATAATAAACTTCAAAAAACCATGGATAATCACGGTTCCCGTACCTTTGAAGGTTATATAAATAAATTTATGACAGCTACTAGGCCTATCTGCAAACAATGTAATAAAAACTTCTGTGCCATTAACTATAAGCGTAATGGCATAACACATTACAGAAGTATATGCGATGAGTGTGGCTCTAAAAAAGTTAGGTCAAAACCTAGAAAACCAAATTGGATGAAAAGTGGATATCATAAAAAACCCACATGTGATTTATGTGGGTTCCGTAGCGTTTACAATTCTCAAACTACAGTATTTCATATAGATGGTAATCTGGAAAATATCCAATTAACCAATCTGAGGACTATATGTCTTAACTGTATAGAAATCGTAAAACGAAGAGAGGTAACATGGCGTCGAGGGGATTTAACTGTTGATAATTAAATCTATCTTTTTATGTAGATCGTCAATAGTCCCGTCATTTTCAATATGAAAATCATAATCTAACCCCACACTACTATATTCGCTAGCATGGATCCCTGCTTTTTCTAAAAGTCCTCTACTGATAGCCCAACTTAAATTTCGGCTAGGTCCTTTATTATAAGCTTCAGCGGCAGGATACCAACTTGGGTTTGGACCTCTATTAACCCTAACAGTAATTCCACCCGCTTTCTTAATAGATTCTAATTCGTTTTTAAATCTACAATCGGTAATCACGATATCATCTTTGGTTTGTCGTAGTTTATTTTCTAAACTTGCTATCCAAATTTCATCATGGAATTTATTGCGGAAGATATCGGTTCCCCAATATTGTAAAATCCATCTTGGTGTGATATCCATTCCTAATCTTTTAGACCACCATTCATCACGCTCTTCGCGCCATTCACGGCTGCGTTTTGTATTACCTTCTAGTAATTCTCTATCCCAACCAAAGATTCCTGAGATAGCATCTTTTAAAGATCCGGCAAAACTAACTGATTTAAAGCCATGAAATGTAGTTAAATAATTGGCAACTGTACCTTTGCCACTAGAAATCAATCCACAAACACCAATAATCATGAATACCTCTGTGATGATTTCAACAGTATATTACAAACAAATGAAAAATAAAATTGATTTGGTTAACCTTGAATCCAAGTCAATGGTTGACTGTAATCAACATACCGTTTAAGTTCATCAATTAATTCTTTTTGAAGTTCTTTAGCTTCATTCTTCATAGCAGTACCATTCAAAGATGACCCACCTCCTGGTCCTGCAATACTAGCAAATTTTTCACGGGCTTCACCAATGATTCCCTTTAATACAGCTAAAACAAAATCACCAATCCAAACACCAGCACCTGGATCTTGTAAAAGATTCTCTTCGGTTTTCTGTACATCGGCCCAAATCAATATCCGCTCACCTGTACCTTTAAAATCTCTTACAACACGCAAGACTTTGGATACAGGATCAAATGTATAGGTAACATATCCACCAAACATCCTAGCCGCTAACTCAACATATCCAGCATAAAAATCATATGTAGCCATACCACCTGTATAATTATAATTCAATAGATAGGTGTTCAATATAGCACTAGAAAACGGATCAAATGAACTAGCTGCTGGTCCAGTCTCTAAACCAACCGTTCTTCTAAAAAGCGATCTTACATTGATAAACTCTTGTGGTAAAGTGTAAGTATCAACATTCTTAATAACCGTCATCAAAGTATATGACTCTGCTGTGGCATTTTGCGCCCGTTGTCTATAAATCTTTATGGCATAATTGTATGCAGCTTCATAATGCTGTGGATCTAACTCAATATCAATTATACCATCACCCAACCTTAATCTGAGGTTATTGAATAATGCTTGTTTTAATTCAGTTAAAGTTAAACCTGATGGTGTGTTTAATACATTAGCTACTGGACCTATAGACATATTGATTACCTAATAATATGTATTTATCAAGTAACACAGTGGTTTAGTTCATTTCGATCTATTCAAACAATTTATTATAGGTGCTATTAGCTATAGTTAATACTTTCTTCATTCCGGAATCTGGAATTCGCATAGCATAGCTGCTTCCACCACCGCTCTTATTTGGTTTATGTTCTAGTACTCCGTATTGTCCACCTCGAATTGTTTGGCCAGGTATAATTGCATTTTGTATAGCAAGTTTGATTCTACACTTTTCATATGCTTCTTCAAAAAGTTTTTGTATATCTTGATGAGTAAAATCAACCATATGGCCATTGGCATCAATTTCTCCTGTTATAGGATTGTTGGAAATAACAACTCTCCATTGTTGGAGAAGTTTTTGTTTAAAAGGAGTATCATTCCAATTTGTATTAATGATATCATTATATGTCATCGTCCCTACTGTGTGCATGGAACTAGAAGTTTTGCTTCTACTTTTAACTTCAATGCCAGGACTATTCTGGTTTACCCCTGGTAAATCAACCGTAGCAGTAGAATCTACTGGAAAGCCCTGATCACGCATTGCGATTTCTAAAATTTTACCATTTCTACCATCTATTACTTTTTCAGGGTTTGAAAAATTGACATTAGATAAATCCACTTTCAATGTTTTTACCATAATATTACCAGTAGCCATTACAAATCTCCTTCTTTACGGTTCTCACTATAATATACATCAAACTCACCACTAGGATATCTAGCTTTAAGCTTGTTAACATTCTCAACAACAACATCATTTGGATCTAGCCCAAGTGCCCTACAAGCATTGGTCCAATACCAAATCACATCTCCCAACTCTCTTTTCAAATGAAAAATAGTTTCCGGGGTAAGTGGCTTGCCTTGAAAAAATACTTTTTTAATGATCTCTTGGAACTCACCACACTCACTACCTAAACCAATCGCTGATGTAAGCAACAAAGGTACATTAACATCTGGTGTACTTTCTTCTAGCTTATCATCCCATGCCCCATCTAGATAATCTAAACGATTGATAAATGAGGTCAAATCATTGCTATCTCGGCTTGTTACAGCCTCGACAAATTCACTATACTTCTTTAAATCAATTTGCTGTGTCATACTAAATCCTTAAACATTTTTTTCCTACCATCTTCACCAAGTTCTTGGTCAAAGATACTCCTAACTAAAGTTAACATTGCACAAGCCAACATCAATACATCTTCCCTATTATCGCACATTAGAACCTGTTTATTAACAGGTTCCATTAATTCGGCCATTCTTTCTGCAACTTCACCTTCTTTGATGTACTTACTCATTTTAAAAAGCCTTCAAAATAACTGTACGCTCACTAGTACGACCTTTAGGTGTAGTAGCAACTGCCTTAACTTCATTAAAGAATTTCCTACCAGCTGGCTTACCCAATTTCAAAAACTCTTTGAGTTGTGCTTCTGGTTTGCGTAAAGTCTTGGTCTGACTCTTAGTAGTATCAAACCCCAAAATAGAAGTACCTTTTACAGTAAAGGTCTTGCTATATTCATCCGCAACCAAATAAGTCAATTTACGCAATTGAACATCATACAAGTATGCTTCGCTTGCACCATGTAACTTACTAGGATGAACGCTAGTCAAATCAATTTTTGTCGCAGGATCTTTGTATTCTTTCAAATACTTGACCCGTGCTACAATCTTTTCGACTGGAATAGGTTTGCGTTTACGGGGCAATTTACTTGCTTTTTTAACGCTGATATATGAATTGAGATCGGTAATAACGCTATCAATAAACTTGATGACATTACGGACTTGAATCTTTGAAAGGTGCATATAGCCTTGAACCAATTGAGCATCTTTGCCCAATTGCACCTCTTCAAATTCTGCTAATTTGTTTTTCCAAACATCAGTAATGATACTGATATGCTGCGGCATAACATTAAACTTGGCAACAACATCAATTGTTTTTTGTGTTGTTTTGCCAGTTGTGATGAATTCATCAAACAAACCCTCTAATTCGCCGGCTGCATCACTTGCCTTTTCACGCATGATTTCTTGCACATTGGGCCGATTAGATTCTTTGACTGGTTCTTTAACAGATTTATCAACCTGAGTTAAACTAGCTTTAGCAAGTTGTGGATTGGTATGAGTTTCAATCAACCGATTGATCTCATTGTTTACCCTAAAAGTTTCCTCTTCGGTTAGTTTAAGACCACGCAGACTCATACGAGCCAACCAACAGATAGATAGATTCAATTCCGAATCTTCTACCTTGCGTAGGCTTTTACCTTGTTCTGGTTTGCCCACAGAGTCAGCATACTGTACCAACAAATCCTTAGCATCTTTGCGTCCCAAGAACCTACTATACCAACGAAGACCTTGAGACAGTGCTGCGGTACGATCTTCTAGGGTAGGTTGTGCCTTGAATTCAGGCTCAGTACCATAGTATTTGGTATCTTCATCCTTGACATTCAGGGTTTTAACAACAAATTGGGTAACAGCTTTCTTGATCATGGTTTCTCCTAGACTTGACTATCTCTTATGATACACTATCACTGAAATCTTGTCAAGTCCTTCATATTTAGTTGTATAGAAGCAACAGATAAATACTATATGCCCCGCTTATCATTATATCGTCCAAATAAACAAAATGATTACCGATTTATAGATAGAACTATATCGGAGATGTTGACCGTTGGTGGAACAGACCTTTATATACATAAATATTTAGGTCCAACTGATCAAGGTCCATCAATTGATTATACCCAACCACAATATGATGCGCTTAATCCAACTAATATACAAGATTTATTGTTTTTAGAAAACCGAGATAGAACATATGATACCAGTATATACAGATTACGCGGGCAATATAATGTACAGAATTTAGATTTTGATTTAAGTCAATTTGGTTTATTTTTGAACAATGACATTATATTCATTGTTGTCCATTATAATGATATGATTGACATTGTATGTAGGAAATTAATGGTAGGTGATGTATTAGAATTACCTCATCTATTAGATTATAATCCATTAAAAGAAACCATACCCACAGCATTAAAAAGATTTTATCAGATTACTGATTCTAATTATGCCAGTGAGGGTTTTTCTGTAACTTGGTATCCACATTTATGGCGTATTAAATGTGAGCCATTAGTTAATAGTGAAGAGTTTTCACAGATATTGGCTGAACCAATTGATCAGGATAATTATCTTGGTATATGGGATAAAACTAAACCATATCCTGCAGGATATGTAATCACATATGGGGATAAAAACTATAAAGCAATTATTGATGTTCCACCTGGTATATATCCACCAAATCCAACATATTGGGAGCTAGACTTGGCAGGTAATTTAGCTGATATACTTTCAACTTATAACAAAAACATTGAGATTAATAATGCTGCTCTTAATGAGGCAGCAAGGATCGTACCATTATCAGGATATGATACCAGTAAACTTTACATTGTACCAACATATGGTGTATATGAATCAGATGGTGTACTGTCAGGTAAAATAAATCAACCTGCCCCACCAATTGGAATCAATACTAATTCATCAGGTGCGCCTACTACGGCTACTGGTACGGTACAAATGATTCGCAGTCCTGAATATAAAAATCCTAGTCCGGTAATCAGGGTAAGTCCAGCAGTGATGAAAAGTATTTGGGACATGACGGTTGACATGGACCTCAGTCAAGAGCCAATCGATAAACATGTCCAGCTCAATCTACAGATTGCAACTATTGCACCAGAAAAAATTGGTAATGGTTCAGGTGCTGTATCTGGTGATATAGTATTGACTGCTCAATCAATGGGCGCTATTACTGGACCATATGGAACGGCTGATAACACTTATGCTACCGCTGATCAAAATCCTGAATTACCTGGATTCACCGGCACTATATCTACACAAATGGACTTTAGAGCAGATTGCGACCCTGCATTTCAGTTTATTGCTAGAAGTAGCCCTAGATCATTTGGTTATACTACAGCATATATGTCAGGCGATGGTACTCCACCAAATGGTTTCCCATTAGGAATAACACCACCTGTTCCAATGTATCCATTACCAGAAGGTGTGGTTGGTGCAAATCCAATTGCTCAAGTATCGCAAGAAGAATATTTAGTGGCAGCAGCATCTACTACTGGTTCTGGTATAGCATTTCCTATCAATCCACAAGTTGGTGATTATTTCTTGAGGATAGATTATCTACCACAACTATTATATCGTTGGGATGGTAAACTATGGATAAGAATTTCAAGCAATGTAAGAACTGATACTGGATTCACACAAGAAGATAAATC